TCAGGTCTGAGCTAGTACAAGTTATGCATCCTTCAGATACTCCCATCGGGCCTCGCGGGTGTAACCTGAAATTACCCCGCCTTACACCGTTGATGAATGTGTAATCATCAATTGTACCGTCATTCTGTAAAGCGCGAACCATTCACCCTTGATAACCGGGTAAGATGTGACCCAGGAATAAAAATCGTGGAGATCGGTACGAATGACGCCTTTCCATCCTCCAGTGGGACGATCCACAATATGGTATCTTCCCGGTGGTAGAGGTCCTGCTTTGGGAACGTCGACACATCCGGTCTGATTTCTGAATTCGCCTGAGCCTGAATAAGCTGAGAAGGAACCCATACCATACATAATGAGTTGGGATACTGACTCGTTGTTAATTACAAATCGTCCCTGTAACGCCATGTTAATCCTCCTGGTTGACACATAATTACCAGCATCCGCATAAAGTAAATAATGCTGTCTGTATATCAGAAAGCAGGCTGAGTGGCAGCCAGTTTGACTAAAAATGATTGCCTGAGAGGCAGTTATATGATCCAATTATTCTCAATCTGCTTCACCAAAATTTGTTTATGGCTCAAGCCCCGCCCTGTGCGGGGCTTTTTCGTTCTGGCACTTCCTGTTTTTCACCTCCATCTGAGGCGGACTAATGAAAGCGAATCTGATCCGTATCGTTCACACAGGCAAATCATCCCTCGGCTGGGATGATGAAACCTATCGCGACGTGCTGGCATGCCAGACCGGTAAGCGTTCGGCGCGTGACTGTACCAGCGCCGAACTGGAAAAAGTGGTGCTGCACATGCGCACTCAGGGCTTTGCGCCATCTTCACGTGGTCGCCGTCCCCGCGTGGCAGCAGGCCGTAAAGCCATGTTAAGCAAAGTAGAGGCTATGCTGGCAGAGGCAGGTCGTCCGTGGGGTTATCTGGATGGTATCGTGGAGCGCATGCTGGGCGAGAAAAAGCCGGTGGAGTGGCTGAATGACGATCAGGTGCGTAAGCTGATGCAAATGCTGATTGTTGACGCGAAGCGTCACGGGAGGCTGTAATGCGCGAATTTGACCTTGAATCCCTCGAAGAGCTGCTGCCGGACACCGCCCGTCAGATAGCCGATGTGATTGGTTTTCCCGCCACGCAGCGGTTGATTGAGCGCTTTGGCGGTGCCTGTTTCCCTGTCGGTCGCGGTCTGCGCGGCACTGGCGAGCGTCGTCTGTCCATGCTGCGGGAGGTTATCGGCGACGAGAATACCCGCCAGCTGGTGAAGCGTTTCGGCGGTGACAGCTCGCTGGTGATCCCCCGTTGCGCTGACGCACTGCGCGAGTGGCGCAACCGCTGTTTTCTCGCTGAGGTTGACAGCATGCTGGCTGATGGCGAATCATTACGCATGGCGCTCACCGTGCTTGGCCCTAAGTTCGGCATCGGTAACACCCGCGCATGGGCCATTGTGGCAAGCCGCCGTCAGGCTGTTTCTCCCCCGGCTCAGGGGGCACTCTTCTGATGGTATACCGCTTCACCCCCGTATCATGCCCTGAGTTACGCCACCCATCACAATAACCCTCACAAACTATGTGAGGTTTTTTTATGTCACTTAAAACCAGTGAGAATGGCATTTCGCTGATTAAAGGCTTCGGAGCATTACGGCTTGAAGCCTATCAGGACGCGGTCGGCGTCTGGATGATCGGCTATGGCTGGACTGGGGAAGTTGAAGGTATTCCTGTCCACGGAGGTATGGTCATTTCCGATGATACTGCTGAAATCCTGCTACGAGACGGGTTGCAGCAGTATGAGCGAGCAGTAAACCAACTTGTCACGGCAACACTCAATCAGAACCAGTTTGATGCGCTGGTCAGTCTCGCCTGGAATATTGGCCCGGGAGCCTTTGAGCACTCCACACTGCTGAAAAAACTTAATACCGGGGATATGGACGTCGCAGCAGCTGAGTTTCTTCGCTGGAATAAAGCTGGCGGCAAAGTCCTGCCAGGACTGGTCACGCGCAGGAAGGCTGAGTCCACACTGTTCCAGACGATTCCCGAATGATTCGGGGGATCGTACTGATGGCACTCCTTAACCGCCTGGGCGAGTTGATCACCAACCCGCAGGGCCGTCTGTCCACCACCGACGCCGCCACGATGGTGGCACTGGTTGTCAGCTCGCTGGCACTGCTTGTCTGCGTGGTGATGAACCGGGAGCCGGATACCGCGCTGGGGCTTTACCTCGGTGCCTGGGTGACGCACGCCGGGGTGCAGGTTCACCAGAAGCTGAAGGGACCGGCGCGCGGAGGTGATGATGAACAGCGCAGTCATTAAATGGTTTTTAACCCGCCTCCTGTCCGGCGTTCTGCTGAGTGCGGTGCTGCTCGTCACCGGCTGGCGGCTTTACAGCATCGGGTATGACTCCGGTCATAAAGACGCCAGCGCTGATGGCAACGCCGCGCTGGCCAGTGAGCAAAAAGCCCGTGCGGATGAACGCCAGCAACTGGCACAGGCCGGGCAGCAGGCACTGTTGCAGGCAAGGGATGACGAGCGCCAGCAGCGTGAGCGGGCTGACCAGCTCGCCCAGCGGCTAGCTGATAAAGAATTTGAGCTGACGCAGACGAACCGCCTGCTGCAGCTGGGTATCAACAAGGCGGTCAGCGATGACAATCAGACTTCTGGCTGTGGCTATAACGGGCTTGGGCCTCACAGCCTGCAGCTCTATACCAAAGCCCTCGGATACGTCGGTGGTGGTAACACCCGCGCCGGTAGTCGTTCAGGACAGTAAGCCCCCACGGGCGATGGTCACGGTGGCCCCGATGCCACCCGCGCCCGGCGCGTATGCCGGTAACAGTCCGGGCCTCCCCCCGGACGCCCTGCTGCGGCATGCCACCGACTACGGAGCCTGGTGCCAGACGAACGCCGCAAAACTTCACGCCCTTGAGGCATTTTTCTGGCCCGTGCCGGATAAGGACAAATAGAAATGGACGCAAACCCTCTCGCTGATTTCTGGCAGACCGCTCTGCTTGGGGTGTTTTCATTCGGTTTTACCTTCTGGATCAAAACGCTCCACTCCACGATTAACCGTCTGTGGGAAGAGAACCGCCAGATGTACACCGTGTTTCAGCTCAAATCCGATGCCCTGCGCGATCAGGAGCAGATTATGGCCATGCTCTCGGAAATTAAGCAGTCGATTGAGCGCATGAATGACCGTATAGATCGCCGCACCGATGCCACGGGGGGCCGCTGATGGCGCACCCGAAAGCGGTCAGGGATGCCGTCAGGCGCGATTACATCGCCCAGGGGATCGCCCCCGAAGTGCTGGGGCCGATGCACGGGGTCAGCGTAGCGTCAGTTATCCGCTGGCGTCGTGAGTCGCGGGAGAGCGGCGACGACTGGGACAAGCAGCGTGCGGCCCGTCGCCTGTCGTCCGGTGTGCCGGAGGATATCACCCGTGACCTGCTGCTGGAGTTCCTTGAGCACCATAAGCATGCGATGGAACAGCTGCGCAAGGCCCGTGAAGGCGCAGACGGTCAGGCCGCACTGCCAGCCGATGATTACGCCAGCCTGCTGGCAAAGCTGCAGGACGGCTTCAACAAGATGATCGCCGCCAGCAAGCGCATTCTGCCGGAGACCGACCGTCTGATCGTCGCGGCGGGCGTGGTGGAAGATTTAGCGGCCTTTCTCAGCGATAAGCACCCGGCGCTGATGGCGGGCTTTCTGGACGTGTTACCTGAGTTTCAGCAGATAGTGGAGAAAAAATATGGCTGAAGTTATCAAACCCGTTAAGCAGTTTATTACCCTGAACGATCGCAATGCTGTGCGGGCCGATACCATCGTTCGCGTATACGTGCAAAGCGATTATCTGATGGTACAGACTGAAGATGGCGAGATTCACCAGGCCGATGGTCTTTATGGCAAATCGGTGTGGCACGCAAAATCCGCGTTGCTGGAGCAGATTGAGGCGGCGCTGGCGAACCGCAGCCAGGGCTGAGGGCAGATAAGTGTCGTCCAAATCATCGCTTAAAGCCTTCCGCGAGAAGATTCCCCGCATTCAGGGTGAGCTGCGCGACCGCATAGAGAGCGCAAGCTGTGGTCTGGACAGCAGCCCGGAGGCAATACAGGCTCGCCGGTCACAGGTCAGCGACCCGGTGACCGGGTTTCGCTACTTCGTCAACACCTACTTTAAGCATCACCTCCATCACCCGGAAACCAGTGCGCTGCACGAGTATCTGTATGAGCGCCTGCCGCAGATTGTCACCAGCCCTGAGAGCGAGAATGACGTTATTGCAGCCCCGCGTGGTGAAGCAAAAACCACCCTCGGTCAGCAGCTGTTCGACCTGTGGTGCGTCTTCCTTGAGCTGAAGAAATTCATCATTATCGCCTTCGACACGTCCGCTCAGTCGGCGGAGTCTCTGGAGGTTATCAAGGCCGAGCTGCTCTATAACGCCGGTCTGGCGCTGGACTTCCCTGAGGCCTGCGGACAGGGCCGGGTGTGGCGTATCGGCTGCATTTTGACTGCGTCGGGCATCAAAATTGAATCGGCTGGTCAGGGGCAGAGTCTGCGTGGCCGTAAGCACGGCGCATATCGTCCTGACCTGGTTCACCTCGATGACCTCGAAAACGACGAGAACGTGGTGACGCCAAAGCAGCGTGACAAGCTGGAGAAGTGGCTCAACAGCACGGTACTGCCACTGGGTGGGGCCGGGGTCAAGCTTGATGTTATCTATGTCGGGTCAATCCTGCACTACGATTCCGTGCTGGCCCGCACCATGAAAAATCCGTTGTGGAACGCGAAGCGCTTTCAGGCCATCCTCGCCTGGCCTGGCCAGAGAATCTGGCGCTGTGGGATGAGTGGGAAGCGGTGATGCGTGGTAAGGGCAAGAATGCCGCGAAGGCGTTCTATAACCGCCATGAAAAAGCGCTGCTGAAAGGCTCCCGCGTTTCGTGGGCCGCTCGTCCACTGCTGGCGCTGATGTTGATCCGTGTGCGCGTCGGCACCCGCGCCTTCGACGCCGAATACCAGAATGACCCCGTCAGCGGCGAGCATGCCATCTTCCACGGCTGTATCCATGAGTGGCGGGAGCTGGAGCCTGACCTGATTTACTTCGGTGCCTGCGACCCGTCGCTCGGCAAACATAACAGCCGGGGCAACGACCCCAGCGCGTTGCTGATTGGCGGCTGGCACCGCATAAAAAAAGTGCTGAAGGTTGTACGCGCTGATATCCGCGTGCGCCGCCCCAAAAAGATTATTACCGATGTTATCCAGCTGCAGCGCGAGTTCGGCTGCGTCGCCTGGGCGTTTGAGTCGGTGCAGTTCCAGGACTTCCTGCGCGAGACGCTGATAGAGGAGTCACTGAAAGCCGGTGTGCCCGTTCCGGCCCGCTCGGTCATTCCCTCGACAGATAAGGCCGGACGTATTGAGTCCCTGCAGCCCTTTATGGAGAGCGAGCACATTCTGATCGCCCGTGCGCTGGCCACGTTACGCGAACAGCTGATGCATTTCCCGATGGCCGATCATGATGACGGCCCGGATGCGCTGCATATGCTGTTTGCCATCGCGTCAACCAGCGTGGGCAACTTTGAATTTATTTCAGTCAGCCAGCTGGAGGCCGTGGAGTCTGACTCACCCACGCGCCGCAGGCATGACGATGATGACGACTACGGCTCTGACGGGTTCGGATCGGGAGGATGGTAAATGGACATTAAAACCGCGTTTAAACGCTTTTTCAGCCGCGATAAGACTCAGGACATGCAGAGCAGTGGCGATGATTTTCTTTATAGCGATACCGCCACTCACCCCTCTACGGGGCTGGATATTCAGCGAGTGTATGCATTGTTCAGCGCTGCCGAACAGGGCGACATTCAGGCGCAGAGCGACCTGTTTACCGATATGGAGGAACGCGACGGCCACCTGTTCGCCGAGCTGTCCAAGCGTAAACGTGCGCTGCTGACGCTGCCGTTCTCCGTCAAGCCGCCCCCGGATGCGACCGAGGCGGAAAAGAAAGTCGCGGCGGAGGCCGACTGGTGGCTGCGTCATTTGCCGGGATTCCGCGAAATGCTGATGGATATGCTCGATGCTATCGGCCACGGTTTTTCCTGTATCGAAATCGAGTGGAGCCAGAAAGGCTCGCTGTGGCTTCCGGGGGCTTTTCACAAGCGACCGGCGCGGGCCTTTACCATGCCACAGCACGACCTTGACAGTATCCGGCTGAACCGGGGTGGTGTGGGTGGCGAGGAGTTGTGGGATATGGGCTGGATAGTGCATAAGCACAAGTCCAAATCCGGCCCGGTCGCACAGAGTGGTCTCTTCCGCGTGCTGGTCTGGACGTACCTGTTCAAAAACCTGTCTGCCCGCGACTGGGCGCAGTTCCTGAACCTCTACGGCCTGCCGTTCCGCATCGGTAAGTATGATGCATCTATGACTGACAAAGAGCGCCTGAACCTGCTGCGCGGTATCCGCATGCTGGCCCGCGAGGGCGGCGGCATCATTCCGTCTAACGCGGATATCAAGCTGGAGTCTCCGGCTGCGGGTCAGAGCGCACCTTTCCTCAGCATGATCGACTGGTGCGAGAAAGTGCAATCGAAGGTGATCCTGGGCGGGACATTGACCAGCCAGACGGAGTCGAATGGAAACCGTTCACTGGGTGAGGTTCATAACGAAGTGCGCCACGACCTGCTGGTCGGTGATGCCTGGGTGTCGGCGGAAACGCTGACGCAGCAGCTGCTGTGGCCAGTGCTGGCGATGAACGGGCGTTTTAATCCGGAGCGTGCACCGTATCTGGAGTTTGACGCCCGCGAGTCCGTTGACCTTGAGCGTCTGATGACGGTAGTGAACACAGCCCAGCAGGCGGGCTTTGACATTACCGCTGACTGGGTCTCGGAGAAAAGCGGTATTCCGCTGCCGCAGGAAGGCCAGACCATCCTGAAGCCCCTGGCCAGCCAGCAGGCAGGTGACGCTGCGCTGTCTCAGGCGATGCAGGCCCGTCTTGCGGCCCTCTCTGTGCCGCAGAGTGGAACTGACAACGTACAGCTGCAGCTGGATGCCGCTCCGCAGCTTCTGTCCATTCAGGCTACTGCCGCTGCTGAAGCAATGTTGAAACCGCTTATTACGAAGGTAAAAGCCGCCCGAAGCCCGGATGAGGTTTACGAACTTCTTGCAGCCAGCTATCCAGCGCTGGACGATATGGCCCTGCGCGAGCTGGTCGGTCAGGCGGTCTTTGTCGCAGACTTTATGGGGCAGCAGGATGCCTGATATCAACGCAGGCTTTGCCATGACCCTGCCACCGGCGCGGGCGATAGCTTACTTCCAGTCAAAAGGCTTAACGCCCACCATGAGCTGGAAGGATATGCAGGACGAGGCTCACGCGGTGGAGTTTACGGTGGCCGGTATCACGAAGCTGGACGTCCTCAGTGATATCCAGAACAGCCTGACGCGCTCGCTCACGGAGGGGATGAGCTTCCGCCAGTTCCAGGATGAACTGGAGCCACTGCTGCAGCGTAAGGGCTGGCTGGGGCGCGGGCTGGTTGCCGATGACGATGGTGTGCTGCAGGGCAAAAAGCTGATGCCGTACCGCCTTGACACCATTTTCCGCACCAATATCCAGTCGGCGCATGCAGCGGGTCGCTGGCAGTGGATGGTGGCGAATGCGAAAGAGCGCCCCTACTGGCAGTACAACGCCATCATGGACGGTCGCACCCGGCCTGCGCATGCAGCCCTGCACGGGCGTATCTTTCGCTGGGACGACCCCATCTGGAATGAGCTGTTCCCGCCGAATGGCTATAACTGCCGGTGCTTTGTCAGGGCGCTCACGCAGGCTCAGGTTGATGCGCATCCGGTTGGTGTTGAATCCTCGGAAGCGTACATGACCACAATCCAGCAGCCTTACGGCACTGACGGGGAGATGCGCTCAGTGACAGCGTTTCGTGACCCGAAGACCGGGCGGATGATGGTGCCGGATGCGGGCTTTCACCTCAATCCAGGGCGCGGGTATCTGGCGGGGCTGGGCCAGTCGCTTCTGGAGAAAAGCGTGGACGCCCCTCCACGCCTTGCCGCGCAGGCCGTGTATGAAACGCTGCACAACAACCGACTGGCCTCGGCGATGAACCGCGACCTCGATCGCTGGGTGCGCTCACTGCCTGCACGTCCCGGTAAGGATTTTCGCCGCACCGGCGTACTGTCACCGATAGTACTGGCGGCAATCAGCGACAGTGCAACGTTACCATCGCCGGTGATCACCTTACCGGCACAGACGGCGGTCAGTCTGCGGGAGGCCGGTGCGTCGTGGCTGGGGCGTCTGGCGTCGGCACTTCATTACCCGGTGGCCGTGCTGCAGCGCGGCGAGTCGCTGCTGATGGTGGTGGAGGATTTAGCCGGTTACAGCGTGGTTACGCTTGCCCGAAACGCTGATGGCCTTGAGCCGGAGTTGCTGGGCTATGACGTCACCATCGACGAACCGGAACCATTCCGCTGTGGCCGTAATCGCTGCGGGGACCGTGTGTGGATACCGGAAATTGTCTGGGTCTGGATCGTGAATATTCAGGATGGTCAGGTGCCGGTGTACCGCTTCCGCTGCGGCAGCTCGGCTACAGGTGAGCGTCTGATGTCATTTGGCCAGAATATGCTGGAGAGCATATTCCGCGATTTAAAACCCGCGCACACGCAGGTTGTATTTAATTACGTGGAGAATAAGACGTAATGAAAGATATTGTTGAGCCGGTCGATACCGACGATGGTTTATTTCACGATGGCGACCCGTCAACCGGCGCGGAAGGCACCATCGTTTACGCCAAAATAATTAATGCGCTTCAGGGCGGCATTATTGATATTCAGACCGAGAATAAAAATATTCTGGCTGAAGCTCAGATGACGCCTGACCCATCGAAGAATAACCAACTGGTGGTAGCTATAAAAAGCATAGCAGCTGGAATAGCAGCCTCTGCAATGGCTTCAGCTGTTCCTACAGGAGTGCCTCTTCCGTGGCCTTCTGATACACCTGCGTATTCCGATGATTCCGGTCAGTGATTCCGACGATTTCGATTACGCTTCCCGCGCTGGTTATTTCTTCCTTTAGTTTTTAACCCGTCTGATCGGTTTGCGCCAGTTTACGCATTGATTCGCCCCTGAGCTCAACGCGATGTCCGTTGTGCAGTAGCCGGTCCATCAGGGCATCGGCTACAGTCGGGTTGCCTACCAGCTTGTACCATTCACTCACCGGTAGCTGACTGATGATGATGGTGCTTCCCCGCTGGTATCTGTCCTCCATCACTTCCAGCAGCTCTGAGGCCTGGCGGGTGTTCAGCTTTTAAAGGCCCCAGTCATCAAGGATCAGCAGGTCCTTTTTCGACAGATGCAGCAGTTGCTTCTGGTAACTCCCGTCGGCATGACCGATATTCAGGTCATCAAGCAGTCGTGTCAGCCGGTAGTACACCACCTGGATATGCTGCTGGCAGGCCTGCTCACCCAGTGCGCAGGCAACGTACGTTTTGCCACATCCCGTTGGCCCGGTGTTCAGCACATTCTCATGACGGTGGACATAAGCGCGGGTCAGCAGCTGTACCAGCAACTGCCGGTTCAGCCCCCGTTCCGGCCGGTAGTCAAGCTGTGAAGGCTGCGCATCCAGTCTCAGTTTCGACTGTCTTCGCAGACGGTTGACCTTCGAGACCTCACGCTGCAGCAGTTCGTGCTACAG